CCAAGCGCCAGCAGCGCTCTTGCGAGCAAGCAGCGCAGCGCCGGTCGTGATAGGGATTGTCATGGTCAGAGAACCAGAGACAGTCCAGCCGGTACCCGCAGCGATGATCGCGGTGGCGGAAGACGTGCCGAGGTTGACCACACGGAAAGTGAACGAAGTGCCCACTTTGTCCGAATTGGTCAGCACGGCTTCCAAATCCGCCACAGTGGGCAGCGTGTAGGTCTGAGCCGCAGCGGTGACACCGCTGTTGGCCAAGATCAGACCGTTCAGCACTTGTGCTGGGGTCAGGGTTGCAGTAGCCGCAATCGACACCGGCTCGGGGAGCGCGTCGATCAGGGGTTCGTTGAGGTTGCCGTCGCCGACTTGATAGCCGCCGCCACCATTAGGGAGTGCCATGATTGAGTTTCCTTTCAGTGTTCAGTTGTAAGACTGGGGGCCGTAGCCCCCATTGTCATCAGCCCCAGAGACGGCAGGCCATCTGCGGACGAATGGTGCTGTAACCGTACAGCACGTCGATCCGGCAAGGCATGCGGTCGTTGTTGATGTCGTACTGACGCACGACGCGCAGGCTGATGCCGTTGTGAACGGCACGCGCAGCCATGTCCACGCCTTGGGGCAGGAGCAGGTCAGCGGTGGCGAACGTGACGGCATCCTTGTGGTACACCAAGTTCTGAGCGTACTGCGTAGAGGCAGCACCCACGAACACCACAGCCTTGCTGTTGCCAGGCAGGCTGTTGACGGTGGCCAGAGCGCTGCTGGCCGAGTACATCGGAGCCACGGTCACGGTGACGGCGGTGCCGCTGGCGGTGACGTCAGCCAGAACCACGAACTGGAACAGCGAGCCGGTGGACTCACGGGTCTGCGGGTTCACCGCAAAGCAGTCAGCCACGGTGAACACGTCACCAGCCTTGATGGTGACGTTAGACGCCACGGTCAGCGCGATGGAGGTCGCGCCTTCAGCGGTAACTGCCGCAGAGGTGGTGTTGCCGGTAGCGCCGCGCGAGCCGGTCGTGAACTGCTTGATCGACTGAGACATGTTGACTTCTTCGAAGCCAAGCACGCCAGTGCCCATCATGCCGTTCTTGAACTGCTTGCTGATGGTGTCGGTGGGATTGAACAGACCCTTCATGCCTTCCACCAGACCAGCGTTTGCGGCGGGGTTGACCGTTGCGTACCGCGGCGACATCACCGCGGCGTTCTCGTTCAGCTTCTGCTGGGCCTGCAGCAAAACCAGCGAGGTGGCCGGCGTGGTGCCGGGCGTGCCGACAGAGTTGCCGATGGTGCGGAAGGCGTTGGCGACGTCAGCGTCGATGCTGGAGGCCAACTGGCTGATACGAGGCTTGAGCACACGATCAGCGAAGTCATCCAACTGCATCGTCAGCTCAGCGGACGTGAAGTTCACGCCGATGTGCTTCTGGTTGTTGACAGTCAGGGTCGTGAACTGCTCGTTGTCGTCCTGCACTTGCAGAGCGGCACCGTCAGTCACCAGGGCGCGGTCCGGCAGGCGGATGCGCAGCGTGGAGCCGATCTTGGCCCCTTCGACAGCAAAGCTGTCGTCGTACTGGCGGTTCACGTTGCGCGTGATCACCAAGTTGTTTTCCAGGATCTCCAGGGCCTTCCTGGTGATCATGTCAATGGTCAGAATACTATTGGCCACAGCGGGCTCCTTTCAAGTCTTAGCGGTTTGCTTGTGCCTGCATCTTTCGCATCTGGCGGGCTCGTTCAGCTTCAATCCATTCCGACGTACTCATGTTCTTGATGGAACGCGGGTCAGTCGTGTCGTAAGACGGGTTGTTGCTGCTTCGGGCTGTGACAGGTGTGATCGGTGCTGGCGCTGACGTAGTTCGTTTGACGGGCGGATTGTCGGTCAGTCTGCCTTCAATCTTGCCAATTTCTTTTGCCTGCAAGAACGGCGACAAACGCGAGATGCGGTCCGCTTCTTTAGGGTTGGCTCCGAGGTAGTAGGCTACATCAGGGCCAACATCAGAAGCGCGGATCGTTTCAGCCATCACGTCAGTGATTCGGACGCTCGGGTTGTAGGCGACTTGTTCAAAATCGTCGTACTTGTTCCGGGCTTCTTCTTCTCTGTCGTGGTAGGCGTCAGCAATCGCTGCCTGAGCCTTCTGCTGCTCTCGCAAGGCAATCAGTTCTTCGGCCTTCTTGTACGCCAACGCGTCTGCGTAGGCTTCAGGAGACTCAAACTGATCAACTGGCGGAACATCTTTCGGCGCGGGCTGCCGGGTTTGCATATCTGCAAACTTGGCCGCTTGCTCTCGTTCCCACTTTCGCTGCTCTCTTGCGAGGCGCTTGCTGATCATCGCGTCAATTTCGGCTTGGGAAAACTTCTTTTCCTCAGCCGTCTGCTCGACTTGGTTCTCAGCTACTTCCGGCGAACTTGCTTCAACATCAGGCGCAGCCGTTGCTGCCTGTGCCGGCGCGGGGTCAACTTCCGCTAGGACTTGGACTTCTTCAGTCATGGATGCTCAAATTGAGCCCTGGTAAACCTTACCAGTACGGTTGCGGTGCATATTACACCAGAATCAGGCCCACATTCTCGCAGGCGTTACCGGAAATACTTGGTACGGTGCCAGCTCCGGAACCTCGTCGGTGTGGCGCACGTTGACATGCCAGCCATCAATCGGAGCCATCTCATCCACCGCTTCGCCGCTTTCGTCCTCGGCAGGCAGCACGTTGCCCGTGGGCTTGTAGATGGTGCCGATGACATCAATGGCCGCGTACTTGGGCATCAAAACCGTCTCGACCACATCACCCTGCACGTTGGTCTGCTCGGTGAACAGCGCCGCGTTGGCCTCGGCTTCGTCAGCGAATTTCAGGAAGAAATCGTGGTACATGGGTGCTCCTTAAGCGGTGATGGCCTGCAACTCTGCTGTTGAAAGGGTGCGGGGGTAATACGTCAATCGGCGGAGGTGGCCGTTCAACTGCAATGACGTACCTAGGCGGCTACCCAAGAATATGCGATCAGCAGGGATTCTTTGTGTCACTGCGTTTTTTGTTACCGCTAGGGTTCCACCGTAGGCCAAATCAGCGGATGTAGAACTGTATGAGCCAGCTAGTTTTACGGTAGCGCCAGCAGTCAACGAATTCGCGGGGCCCAAAACATCAAAGTTGCCTGTCACAAACCGACTGGTAAAGTTTCCTCTTAGCCCATCAAAGCTAAGGCTAAAGTCTCTGAAGTCAGCGGCAGAAGCGCCTTCAGCAAGTATCCGATATATGTTCGCAATCGGGCCAGTCGCCTCAGCGTAAACAGTTCCAGCACTTGCGTTATACCAAGGGCTCAGCGTATTCACTGAAGCCACATCGGCTGCACGGGTCAGCGCGGTGGTGGTGGTGGGGATGTAGCTGGTGGGGAAGGCTCCGACTTCGAGTTGAGCGCCGAATACAAAGATGCCGCTGGTGCCGTCGCCGGTGTAGTTGGTCGTTGAGCCAGTAGAAATCAGCCTGATTGTCAGCGTCGATGTAATGCTCGTGCTTTTCAGCGGGAACACCGAGCATCTGTACCAGCCATTTCCTACAGCGGTAATTGTTCCTGTGCCTGATACCACCGTTCCATTTGACAAATCAAAGGATGTAATGCCAGAGGATGCTTGAGCGTTGTCAAATAGCTGAAATCTGGTCCTTTCAGACGCCTTGGCGAAAACGCTGATTACATACGCCGAGTTGTCAACAGAACCGCCAAGCGAAATGGATTGCGTTGTAATGTGCGTGCCAGTGGACGTATCCTCCACCAGTTTGTCTGCAACCGTAGTACCAGTGGGCGCGGTCGTTGCGTTGGCCGTAATCGTTGATCCGGACTTTGACCACGTTGCGCTGCCCCAATCTTCAGACTGCAAGCACAAATTCGTCCTCGCCTCCTCAACCAAGAAGCCCTGAGCCGCCAGCGTACTGGGGTTGTAGTCCAGGCGTGGGGCGTCAACCGCAGCAGAGGTCAGCGTGCCCGTGCTGTCGAAGTACGTGGCCGTGCTGGCACGGGTGAAGGTGATGATCTGCGAGAAGGTTTTGGATACGAGTGCCATGTTTTACTCCCAGACCACGTACTGCTCTGCAATTTGGTATTGCTCGGAAGTGAAATTGAGACTGATGGAGTCTCCGTTTTCACCCAAGTTGTTAGGTACGCCTGCAAACACCAGGTCAAGCGTCGGACCAAGCTGCGCAAACGGATCGTTTGCTGGCACCCCCGCAGAGATGCCGCCGTCGCCGTACACCCCACCATTGGCCATCCAGTCCTGACGGACTCGGTTGACGTATACCGGTGAGTTGCGGACGGTGATCATGCGTAGTAGCTCACGTTCAGTTTGGCACTGGCAGCCTGTTCAATGAACCGAATGCGCTGCAGATCGCCGTCATACGACAACACCGTTGAGATGGGCACGGGCATACCGACCGCGCTGGTGGGGTTGGTGCCGTCATCGCGCCAGCGCACCGCTTGAGTCTCGGGCGTGATGATGGCCAGTGTGGCCCCGCTTGGAACGGTCAGCGCTGCTGCGGCAGACAACGAAGTGATCTGCTGGTATCCCAAGCAAACGGTGGTGGATTTCAGTCCCATGAGTCAACCTCAAAAGTTTGGTTTGGTCAAGACGCCCGCAAAGACTTGACTTGTGCCACAAAACGTGCCCACAGTCCAGCAATTTTGCGTGTGATCTTTTTGTGAAACGGCCAAGACAACTCGTCTGGCACATCGTTGTAGACGTACATGGCGTCAGGCGTAGTAAGAAATGTTCAACTTAGCGCCAGCCGTTTGCTGGATGAACCGGATTCGGGATATGTCGCCGTCGTACTGCAGGGTCACGCCGGCTGCAAGAGGCATCCCCAGCGATGCGGTAGGCGCGCCGCCGTCATCGCGCCACCGAACCGCCGCGACTTCGCTAGTAATCAACGCAAACGAAGGGCGGCAGTTCAGCCCGTTGGCATCCGTAGATGGCGCGTTCAATGCTGTTGCCGTCGATAGTGACGTGATCTGCTCATAGCCGATACAAGACGTGATGGCTTTGAGGTTGATGGCCACTCAGAATCTCCCGCGTTCAGTGAACGAGCGCAATTTTATATCTAGTTGGACCGCAGTTTCTGGAGGCGTCGGGCCTTCCTCTACCGGGGGGAAGAAGTACCCCGAGAAGAACGCGGCAGCGAAGTACGTCTTAGGAAACATCGTAGGTCAGGCCCGTGCGGTTGCCGTTGGCGTCTACTGTGGCCGTGATCCGTACTGTACTGCCGTTCACGCTCTTGATCAAAATCGGCCCGCCAGGCGAGCCGGCCAGTTCGCCCGCGGCAGAGGCCGCGATCAACTTCAGCAAGTCGTTGGCCGCGTATGTTCCGTCGATGACTTGCGCCCAGACCGCAGCAGCCAAGTTCTGCGGACTGAGTTCGGTGAACGGTGTGATGTCGCCGCTCAAATTTCCCGTCGCCCTGATCGTGGCACTGTTTGAGAACTGCACCAGCGCAGCGCCCACGGCGTCGACGATGGCGCCGAGCGTGGCGTTGTTGACCGTGAACGAGAAGGACGTGCTGCCTGATGCGGACAAGGCACCAGCCAAGTTGCCTGCAAGGTTGAACGTGATGGACGTTGAACCTGACGCCGAGACAATGAGTTGCCCGTCTGCCGGGTTGACAGTAATCGTGACCGTCGAGTCACCGCTGATGTTGCGCCCTGCCGCGAGGTTCAGCGTACCCGGCGTGACCGTCACCACCAGATTGGTGAACGACGACATCGCCCCCGGCTTGTACGGCAGCACCCACGACGATGGCGCCAAGTGCCCGGAGGGGACGCCTGCCAGCTTGGACGGAATGCCCTGGCCTACGGACTGGTTCATCCGGTCACCACGCCTCCACATGGAACGGAAAGTTCCAGGCGAGCCGCCGATCAGGCGCAGGGGTAGCTGCGCCAGGAGCGTGGTGTTTGTCTTGAGAGCCATGCCCGATCAGC